TGGCCGCGGATCCGCAGGCAGAAGTCCGTCCATAACTCCGGGCTGTCCATCATCTTGCGCGGGCACCATTTGCGTTTTGCATCGTAGTGCCGGATTACTCGATCAGCAGGGATCCCCGTCTCCCGAATCAGATACCGCACCAGGTCTACACAGTTCAGCCGTGCCTTGTCGTAGTTACTGTCAGGATTAACACATATCTCGATGTTGATCGTGTTGTTGTTATTGACTCCGGCCACCAGTGGAGTACCGTACTGCTTTCCGACTGCCCAGGCTCCGTCCGTGTGGTTGAGCGTCTGGTAGATCGACACATCGTCAACGTAATAGTGGACTGATGTAGCCAGATTGCCATTATTATGCGCCCTGGAATGAGCGGCAGCCCCGGCGCCACGGTTAAAATTGTCAGTCTCATGGATTACGATGTACTTTGGGTGATTCTGACTTGCATAGCAATTAATTTGTTTGATCTGTTTTGTAATAGGTATCATAAATCCTCCTTAAAAGAAAAAGGCCCAGGATTACTCCCAGGCCCAAAAAAAGTTGTGATGATATAACCGTTGCGAGATCGCAACAGCTTATTTCGTCAGCTGCTTGTACGCCTGGTTGATACCGGTAGCTGCAAGCCCCGATACAGTTCCAAC